CTCACGGGTTTGATGAAATGTCAGATGCTGAATTGATTGATATGATGCGCAAAGATGGTATGGAAGAGATGATCGTCACAGATGGTGAAGGTGAGCTGGCCAACCGAGAAGAAGTTATAGCGGCCCTGAAAAATGTATGAATTTTCAACTGGACAAAAAGCAGCAGATTAAAGAAATCGTAAAGTGCGGCAAAGATCCGGTGTACTTTCTTAATAATTATGCAAGAATTTCACACCCGCTTCACGGGTTAATTTTGTTTAATACCTATGACTTTCAAGATGATCTTTTAAAAGACTTTAACGATTATCGTTTTAATGTCATCTTAAAAGCACGGCAACTAGGAATCTCAACGATTACAGCAGGTTACATCACTTGGATGATGCTGTTTCATCGCGATAAAGCCATCCTTGTTATGGCAACCAAGTTTGCGACAGCGGGAAACTTGGTCAAGAAAGTTAAGAACATTATGAGAAATGTTCCAGAGTGGCTCAAGATAGCAACTATTTCAGTAGACAACCGCACCTCTTTCGAATTGTCAAATGGTTCATCGATCAAAGCAACATCGACATCCGGCGATGCTGGTCGCTCAGAAGCGCTGTCTTTGCTCGTACTCGACGAGGCAGCGCATATTGAAGGTCTCGACGAATTATGGACTGGCCTGTATCCCACGCTGTCAACTGGTGGTCGCTGTATCGCTTTGTCTACTCCCAACGGCGTTGGTAATTGGTTTCACAAAGCTTGTATAGATTCTGAAGCCGGCATCAACAATTTTAATTTAACTACACTATCTTGGGATGTACACCCCGATCGTGATAAAGAGTGGTTCAAAAAAGAAACTAGGAATATGTCCAAGCGCCAAATTGCGCAAGAGCTTGAGTGCAATTTCAATACATCTGGAGAGACGGTGATAGATCCAGAATGTATGGAATGGATGTTGTCAAATATCTGCGAACCCAAGCATAAGACTGGCTTCGATAGAAATTTTTGGATTTGGGAAGAATATGATCCTTCTTGCAGTTATCTTCTTGTAGCCGATGTGGCCCGCGGCGACGGCGCTGACTATTCCACCTTTCATATTATTAAGCTTGAAACACTAGAGGTTATTGGTGAGTACCAAGGGAAACCAACTTTGGATATGTATGCAAATATGTTAAACGAGGTAGGAAAAGAATTTGGTAACTGCATGGTTGTGGTTGAAAATAATAATGTTGGATATACTGTACTGGAAAAACTTAATGAAACTCAATACCCGAATGTATATCATTCAGTTAAGTCTACGCACGAATATATTGACCAACATACGGCGGAACACCTTAATTCATCTGTGCCCGGTTTTACAACCTCCATGAAGACACGCCCCCTTATCATTGCGAAATTAGAGGAGTTTATCAGAAATAAACTAATTACCATATATTCTTCTCGCACAATTAACGAGATGAAAACTTTTATTTGGAGGAACGGTAAACCCCAAGCAATGAAAGGATACCACGATGATTTGATCATGGCCCTCGCGATTGCATGCTGGGTTCGCGACACAGCGTTACAGCACAGTACCAGAGAGCTTAATTATAAGAAAGCGTTTCTGGGTGCCGTATACAAGACAAATACTATCATGAACACTCAAATTAAAGGCCAACAAGGGTACAAAAAAGACTCTACATTTGATAAAATGAATGAAGCAAAAGAAATGTATGACCAATACAAATGGATTATAAAGTGAGAATATAAATGGCAGACAACAGAAACAAGAAATATGACGCAGGCAGAAACCCTCTTAATCAACAGAACGATTTATTTAAGGCACTTACGAGATTGTTCTCGGGCCCGATTGTAAACTACCGCTCACAGACCGGTACCAAAATCAGGCGCCAACATTTAGATAAATTTTCAACTAGATTTAGGACAGCATCCGGCCAACAGTTTAAGAAATCACAGTATAGCGCTTTCGATAATCTCGCGCTCAATGCGATGCAAAACCAACGAAGAGTCGAGAGATATATTGATTTTGATCAGATGGAGTACATGCCAGAGATTGCATCTGGTTTGGATATCTACGCTGATGAAATGACGACTTACTCCGATTTGCGCCCAATGCTCAACATTCGTTGCGGCAACGAAGAGATCAAGGCTGTTTTACAAAATTTATATTCAAAAGTTTTAAATATAGAATATAACCTTTTTGGCTGGGCTCGAACAATGTGTAAATATGGAGACTTTTTCCTGTATTTGGACATGGACGACAAGTTCGGAGTCCAATCGGTAATCTCTCTTCCAATTACTGAGGTCGAAAGGTTAGAAGGTCAAGACTCTACTAATCCCAACTATGTTCAATATCAATGGAACAGCGCCGGCATGACTTTTGAAAACTGGCAAATTGCACACTTCCGCGTATTGGGTAATGATAAGCACTCACCATACGGCACATCTATATTAGATCCAGCGCGCCGCATCTTTAGACAATTAACTCTTGTTGAGGATGCGATGATGGCTTATCGTGTTATCCGATCATCTGAAAGAAGATTATTCAAGATTGATGTTGGCGGGATCCCCCCCAATGATGTTGAACAATATATGGAAAAGATCGTGACACAACTTAAAAGGAACTCGGTGGTTGATCAGAAAACCGGCCGTGTTGACTTGCGTTATAATCCGATGAGTATCGAAGAAGATTATTTCATTCCAGTCCGGCCCGGTTCTGCTACCGAAGTTACTAACTTGGCCGGCGGTCAAAACACCGCTGCTGTAGATGATGTGAAATATCTCCGTGATAAACTGTTTGCAGCACTTAAGATCCCACAGCCTTATCTTTCTATGGGCGATGGCAGTTCAGAAGACAAGACCACACTTGCACAAAAAGATATCCGCTTTGCAAGAACAATCATGAGGCTACAGCGCGTTATTATCCATGAGCTTGAAAAGATTGGAATCATTCATCTTTATACACTTGGTTTCCGCGGAGATGACTTAATCAATTTTAAACTAGCTCTGAACAATCCATCTAAGATTGCAGAAATGCAAGAGATTGAATTTTGGAAAGCCAAATTCGACATCGCGGCTTCTGCTACTGAGGGTTATTTCTCTCGGCGCTGGGTCACCGAACACATCTTTGGTATGTCCAATGAAGAGTTTGTCAGAAACCAAAGAGAGATTTACTACGATCGTAAGTATGATGCTTCGCTACAACAAGTTGCTGAAGCTGCAGCTGCTGGAGAAACTGCCGGTGCCCTTGGGGGTGACATGGGTGGTGATATGGGCGCCGAAATGGATATGGGAGCTGAAGAAATGCCGGCCGGTGATGCCGGCATGGAAGAACCCGCAGGAGAGGAATCCCCGCTTTTGGCAGTTCCGCCGGGATCCCGCGACTCTAAGAGACTTAGTACCTATGAGAAAAGCTCATATGTTAGAAAAGATGGTACTAATGATGGCAGGTCGACGGCCGGCCGCGCCAAAAATATGCGCGCCCACGGAGGTCATGCAATGCAAGGAAAATCTAATAGATCCAAGTTTAAAGGTATAAGTGATTTGGCTACTTCTACTGTTCCGGGCATTGCAAAAGGTATTTATGAAGAAGAGGAATCTATTTATAGTTTGAAAGAGTCCAAAGAAGAGCAAAAGCTTTTCGAGGTTAACGACTCGTTAAGTCATCTAATCGACAGTTTGGAAGAAAAACAAAAATTAAGTACGGAGCAAAATGATGAAAACTAAACACAACAAAAAAAGGAACACTGCGTTTGTTTATGAGGCCCTGATCAGGGAAGGCACCTCTGCTATTTTACAAGGTGATCACAAACGAAAAGACACGGTTGTTAAACTGATTAAAAAACACTTTGCTTCAAATTCAATCCTGCACAAAGAATTACAATGTTACCAATCTCTTTACGAAACTAAGGGAATGGAAAAAGAAATATGCCAAAAGATAATTAGGGAAGCTAAATTAGCTAGCCGACTTTTAGACACTCAGGGGATCTTTGTCCGTCAAACTGATCTGATCAAGGATGTCAACAAAGAATTGGAGCCTTCCGTCTTTAATAATTTTGTTCCAAATTACAAATCCTTGGCGAACATTTATAAAATGTTCTCATATAGTACAGATCCAAAAAGTGCGGTTATCCTCGAACAATTAGTTTTAGAACATATGACGCGCCCAGCCACGGAGGAACACGACCTTAAGATAGACTCTTTGGTTGTTAACTCATTTGTTAACAAATTTAATACGAAATATGACGAAAAGCTTTTAGCGGAACAGAAAACCTTACTGAATTTATATATCAGTTCTTTCGTTGATAATTCTTTGGAACTGAAGATGTTTTTAAATGAAGAAATATCAAGGTTAAAAGATCAATTAGAAAAATCGAAAGAGGGCGAACATATTTCGCCCGATGAACAAATGAATTCTAAGACAACACAGATTATCGAAAAACTCGAAGGTTATAAGGGTTCTCAAGCGGATCAAAATGTGCTTTTAACGATTTTAAAAATTCAGCAATTAGTTGGGGAAATTAACGAAGATGCCAGTAGTAATTAAAATCGGTCCCGAGGCTAACTCTAAAAAGGTTAGACTTGAAATTGACGCAAGACAATCCTTAAATGGGGATGTTATGATTTTTGATCATGGCGATATCGATATTGTTTTGTCTCCATCGGCAAGCAAGGTGGTAGCTTTTCCAAAAGAAACCATGTCGGATATGGTCTATGGCGCCCAGAATAGATTAATGACACAACTTTTTAAAAAGGGAATATTAGTACCTGAGAGCATTCAAGCCGGATCATATTTCGGTGCCCTTGAGGGTAGTATCCAAGAGTCGGCAAATCCCGACATCAACGGAGCAAAGCTTGCTCTTATCAATATTTCACAATTTATTGAAGAGGAACGACCATATTTTGAGAATAAGGAGGCAATCATCTCAATGACTGATGATGAACTTGCTCACCCAGACCGGGAAGACTCCACTGACTTGGGAGAGGTTCCTCAATCTACTGAGAAGGGATCGATGAGGAACAGCGTACGCGACCCATATTCATTGAATTATATTTACACAATTTAAAACGAGAGGAAAATGGAATTATTAGCTTTTATCTTATGCGCCTATGGGCTTACACAAATACTAGTACACGGAAAGATACTTGATAACATAAGGCCAAAAGAAGGCTATATAGGAGAATTATTTAAATGCCCTATGTGCGTGGGATTTCATGTGGGGTGGTTTTTAATGCTACTTTCTCCGTTCACCGAACTATTTAGTTTTGATGTATGCGTAGCTAACTTTTTTATTTTAGGTTGGTTATCATCAGGAACTTCATATGTTCTTAACATGATTTTTGGAGACGAAGGAATTAAACATGAATACAAACGCTTGGATGAGTAAATGGATGCTGCAGCCCGTACGGCGCTGTTGTAAGGGGTCTTAGCTATGCAGATCACCGAAAAAGAATTGATACAAATTATCAACGAAGAGCTTAAAGATATGATCGAAAA